GTCATTGGCAGCCGTATTAAATAACACATTATAAGTTCCTGTCCCTGTTCTGGTCACTGAGGCTATATTGAATGATTTTTGAATAGTGCCATTTTGAAGGACATAAGCCATAGAAAAAGGAGCTACTTGTCCTGCATTTTGAAGGGCTGTAACAGGAAGACTGCCTGCTGTGATCTGCGAACCATTATAAGGCATTCCTGCTTCATTGTTAAAAATAGTTGACAGATTCATAGCGGAAGGAGTTGTTGCATTTGTATATTTTGAAATCACCTGCAAGTCGCCCAAATTAATTTCCGTAAATTTCTGATCTGTCATCCTGCCACACACAACAGATGTAGCTGTTCCTGCGGATTTCATTACGCCAAGAGGTGTTGAATTGCTTATGATGGCTGATGCCCCGTTAATAGAGGCGGGTGTAATTTTACTGCCGTCAAAGGTTCCCGCTGTATTCGCCCAGATCACATCAAGGGTTTGTCCCGTGACGCCATAGTCTTGAGGTCTTCCGGTGGGAACGAGCCAGGGGGAGAGAGTTTGATAGTATACAGAACCACCATTAGCTGTAGTGCTTCCAATGATACACGCCTGAGCATTAGGAAGAGAGAGCTTTAAGAGAGGAATCGTATAATTAGCAATGTTATTCCCGATAATCGCTCCTACACCTATATTTCCACTTAATACCGCTCCCTGAGCGATTTGATTGGTTCCCACGGCTTGTACCTGAATCTTCGGCGTGGTAATTGCCTGATCCTGAATATGCCGAGTTTGAACAGCGTTCACATCAAGATTAGCTGCATTAATGAATGTCCATGAGATATTCCCCGCACCATCGGTGGTAGGCAGCTTGCTCGCATTGAGAGGATTATTAGCCCCTGGGAAAATGCCTGCTGCTGTATTATTGATAGCATCTGATAGGGTATTAATAAAATCCATAATGGCGTTTAAATCGCCATCAAGCTGCTGTGCTGTAGGCGGAAACTGTCCTAAAGATTGGTAACGATTATAGTTAGGCAATACTTGTGCAGGAACATAAGGAATAGCGGGTCTGCTGTTATTAGTAGGAAGAGGCATGATCTATTTTCTTTCTATAATTCCATAAAGCTTGATTTTCTTGAGCGATAAAACGCCGTCTTTTGTATATCCACTCAAGGTGAGCCAAAACTTGGACGCTAAAAACTTCATCCTGTCTTTAAAAAAACCATAGGGTTTTTCAAGCCTGAATCCGAGAGAATCCTGTGTAGCTGGATTGTCTGTGGTAAGAGGAATCGTCTGCAAGGCATCTCCCCGTACATCAAAGCGGCAAGGAGTATTAATCTGATAAGATTTAGGCAAATCGCCGCTAATCTGTATATTCATTTGATTTTCAGGACGAATGGTAAAGCTGGAAGGATAATCCATCTGAATTTCATATCGCTTTCCTGCAAATCGCCGTCCTTTAAGATGGATAACAGGAAGTGTCCATGAGAAATAAATAAATCCTTTTCCGTTCTGATCCCCATAAAGAGGAGGCGTGCCATCATTGCCATCGGCATATTTAAATATCTGATTTCCTATAGAAAGATAGAGGTTATTCCCTAATGTGAGGAAAGAAGATGCCTGTAAAAAATCCCCTGAGAATAAAGACCATGAATAAAGAGAGGTAGAAAAAAGAGAGCAGATCACTTTATTGCGCCCGATCTTGAACCCTGCCAACGCACCCCCATCATATTTAAAAGAACAGGAAGCTCGATAATCAACATTAGAAGATGTAATAGAAGTCACATACTGCTGAATAAGCGGATCAACAGCATTCATGCTGGTTGCAGCGAATTGTTTGGCGATATTCAGAGAGCTAAAAGACTGAAGACCTGTTTTTGTAATAAAGAACGTATCATTGGGAAGATCAATCACAAGATCACCATGCACAACACCCGTAGAAAGAGTGGAATTATACGTTAATGTTGCGTTTCCTTGTGCCTGCACAGCCCCTAAAGGCTCTGATCCTGTCCATACCTGTGTTTTCTCACGCCCGATAAACACCATATAGCCATTCACAAAATCAATGGCCTCTAAATTGTCAGGTACACCATGTTTTTCAGAAAGATCAATACTTGGCACTGTTTTAGTGTTTTCATTAAACCAGTCTGTCAAAGAGCCGGATTTATACATAAAATAAACACGCATGGCTTGATCTGGATTACGATATTCAAGCCCCACCGCACCTACTCCCAATCCCCAAAGGCGATCATAAGCGACAAAAAGGAAATTAAAAGCAGGAGGCCATGCCTGATAAAAAACATTCGTCTGGTTTGGGACGAAAGCAGGGAGATTAGTCGTTGTGGTGATGCTCAATGTTTGTTGATTTAACGCAGAAGCAGCAATAACCATCTGAGTTGGAACACCATTAACCTTGATCTGAAGCAAGTTGCCTACTGCATAATCTGCAATATTGAAATGAGCCGAAACTGTAAAAGAAAGATGCGTATTATCTATGCGCGTAAGATTCGCTGTTTGTTCTTTCACAAAGTCGTAAACCTCTGAAAGAGCATTTCCATCCCATTTCAGCAATTTATCGACACCATTGCAGATGACAAGTGTATTCAAAAATGTTGTTGCTCTTGGAACGCAACCCACAGAAAGATTCTGCCTTAATGCTGGACTGATAACTCCACTTGAAACGTCATATTTGTAAATCGTCCCCGTAGAATACCAGACAGAATTGATAACAGGATTTATGGGAGGATCAGGAAGGAAGTCATAGGGAGGTAAAGCATTTTGAGCTAAGGTAATGGTGACTGTCGTTCCTTGAACCGTGACAGATGCAATCGTATCATAAATCGTTCCAAGACCATTAAATGTATACCGTACTTGTATAGGTGTATCCTTGACATATCTGGCAGCATTATGAGAACTCGTAAAAGAAAACGTATACGGATAGCCCTCTATAAAAGTAAATCCTGTTGCCCCTCCATCTTGTACATATTCCTGAACATAAGCAATGATCTGCTCTGAACCATCCGTATTCACAAAGGGAAATTTCTTCATGATCCTTGAGGTAGGATCATTTAACGCAGCTTCTAGGAATGTTCCAAACCTCACATGTCCTTCTCCTAAAGGCTTTGCAACGATATTCTCTAAGATATAGGCAAAATCAAGGGGCAGATTTTCAGGAGAAATATTCTGGTTCATTCCCTGTGCGGGAGGTGAAAATTCCAAAACATCGTAACCGCCTTCTTGCAACATAGTTAAGCATTCCTGAAGGTAGAAAAGCGTTGACCGCTTGAATTATAAAGATATGAAAGCAGTTTTGATTTTCCCCTTTCCCATCGTGCTTTTGCTTCATTTTCCTTCTGAATATTCTTAAATCCCCCCGCATCTTGAAAAAGATAATAAAGCCCACCATCTGCAAGAACAGGATGATAAGAAACCGGATAGGGTATGTCTGCTTCAAGCGTAGCAATCGTAAAAGAAGATGGATTAGGCGTATACCATGCAACAATAGGGAAAATAGCCGTTTGAACAGGATAAAATTGAACAATATTATTCTGAACGAAGTAATACTCAGGACTTCCCGTCTCGCTCAAATCAGGATCACGTTCAATCACGTCTGCCATTGATAAGCGTGTTAATTTTTGTTTAAGAGAAGAGATATAAACGCTATTCACAAGGAAAGGCATTTGAGATAATTCAATCTCATTTGACCCTTCTACATTAGAAAGATTTTCTCGTATCAGCAAATTCTGATTAAGATTTGCTGTCCCCTGATAGAGTTGAAAATGAGCCAGATTCAGATATTGAAGAAAAATAGTTTGCTCTGAAGCGGTAATATTATCATTACCGATACTGAGAGTTCCCATTAAATTAAGAATATCCAAAACATTCATAGATTAAAAAGGGGCTGCCTGAGACAGCCCCATTCCTTTAATAGTTGCCAATGACGAGTAGCAAGGAAATAACGCTGTTTGCGCCAATAGCTGTTCCTCCGTTTGCCACGGCAACGTTAATAATTTTTCCTGTCACATCAATAGTGACTGTATCTGTGGCTTCTGCCACAGGAACATGGATAGCTCCCCCATTGCTTTTAACGAGATACTGGATCACCGACTTAATTTTACCTGATCCTGTCCACGTCAACACATTGGCGTTAGCGTTCGCGGCAATACCCGCAACTGTAATAATATCAAAAGCGATAAGCTGATAATCTCCGCCTGTTGACCCAACAGCCGTATTGACGTTGGGAGCCGTAGATGTGTTTTGAACGTACCTTACAACACTTGTCATAATAAAAATCTCCTTTTAATTAAAAGCTGACGAATGAGTGAATGATGCCCTGCTCAACCACAGTATTTGAACCAGCTTGTGCGCCGGCGGTAGCTGCATAAGCACTCGCAAACTGAAGCATCTTTTGACCACGGAATTCATGCCCGTAGTAAAGCTGAATACGCTCAACAAGATCATTATCCATACCGATAATGGGTTTTTCAGCCCATCCAAGAGACACCGCACCTGCACCCATGAAAATGTTCCATGCAGCTTGTTTAGTTCCGTCCGCACTGGCAATGGCATAGGAGTAAAGATCACGGCAAGAGTAGATCGCAATACCACGATACTCACCGATATAATCCGCACCATTTAATGTCTGAGGTGTATTCTCAGGATCAATGACTGTGCCACGATTGAAGGTTGAGTTAGCAAACAGAGGGTCAGCAAACAAGCTTGGTAAGGTCTGGGGATGTGCTAGATAAATATATTTGTTCATCGGCCATCCTGCCTTGCTGCGAACATAAGCTGGACGTATGGCGTCTTCTACACCCACAGAAGAACCACCTCGTTCAGCATATTGCTTCAATGTTTCAAGGTGACTTGCTGACAAACCGGAAGTAGCAGGCGTTGTAGCTGCGGGCAGAGACATTCCGTTGATAAGAGTCGGAAATGTGGCGTTTGCTTGATACGCTGCTCTTGTTGGGACGAGTCCAGTTGCAAGCTTAAACACAGCACGATCATAGGAAGGCAATGTCCCTGCAACGTTACAGTTAGCCGTTGTGATCGTAGGATAAGCTGTAACTGTCATTGCGTTAAACAAGTCATAGTTCAAGTTACGGGAGAATGCCTCTACAAGCTGTTGACTTGCTTCAGGAGGAAGATCAACAGGAGTGGCATATCGTAAAATGTCATAAAGCTTGATCTGAACCAGAAAGCTTTTAAAGTCACATCCTACCTTGTCATAATCAACCTGCTGCTGTTGCGCGTTACCACGGCGTTGGTCGAAGTTAATAACAGGGTTCTTATAGTCTAGAGCATTAAGCCTGCCTACACGCCATTCAGCACCTTTACCGGGCTGCATTTCACGGCGAACAATAGGACGAGTCGGTTCAGGTCCCATAAGATTATACAAAGGGGTAATCTGAACCCACTCACGGAATAACTTATTGGAGACTTCAAAGGGAAATAGATTAGGATTGATACCATTGGTACCAATACCAGCTTGTAAACTTGGATAAAGAGCCATTTTATAAATTCCTTAATTAAAAACACAAAAAATTACTGCGACTCAAAAGCGCAATAAAAACCAATTTTTCGTCTTTTCAAAAAAGGGAAGAATTCAATAAACCTTAAAGGGAAGAATCACAAGGAATCGCCTTCTTAGCTTATAAAAACGTCTTTTCATCCAAGTTGAAGAATAGAAACGGGCGAACGAGGCGAGTCGCTTCTATCTTCGTATGATATCCCTTGCTTTAAACATTGGTGTGAGAGGGTCGTCTGATTCGGACTCTTTACTGTCCACATCTGCCATCTCATCTATGCGAAAGGTAGGTTTATCATATGTCTCGTATTTTGATAATTTCTTCTCTAGTTTGTCAATCTTTTTTTGCATATTTTCAATCTCCTGGCTCTTTTTGGAGAGGTAATGTTTAAACCCGCCCGCCTCTTTAATCTCCTTGTAGGACTCTTCGTAAGCCTTTTGACCAATGGACAGCATTTTCTTCGTCAATTTTATAGGATCATCAATAAGTTTTATGAGTTCATCCCTCACCTCTTCAATCTCTTCTTGAGAAGATACAGACAGAAAATAATCAAAGGCAGAAACCTTATCTTGTAAAGTCTCATCATCCGTATATTTGCGGATATTCTCTAATTCCTTATTCGCTATCTTGAAAATAGGGGCAAAAGGATGAGATTCTCCCTTATAGTATTCTTGCGTCTCATCTTCTTCCGATTGAAGGGCTTCTATGAGAGATCGAGCATCATCTTCAATCAAATCTCCGTTATCTACAAGGGTCTGGGCTATTTTAAGGGCATTCTTAACCTTTTGTACTTGTTTGTGAGCATATTTTTGATTTTCAGACAGTCTTTTCTGAGTCTTTTCTAATTCTGTTTTTGTCTTATCAATTTCTGAAGAAGGAATATCCTCATCTTCGTCCTCCTCTTTAATGTCTTCTTTTTTTTCAGATTTAACGCCTTCACTCTTCGAGTCCCCAGAAACATTTTCCTTCGCTTCAGGTTTAGGCTCTTTCGGACGATCACGTTCCTCGAACAATTCTGAAAGAGGATCAACATTCTGCTGAGGAGTAACTGCCTCTTCGGGTTGAACTTCTTGTTTTGTCTGTGTCACTGTATTTTGCTCGGTCATTGTCATTGATATCTCCATTAAAAGGGGTCGAGGTTAATTCTGTTAATTCACGATAAGAGACAAAAGAATTGAAAATATTCCCTGAAAAATCAGAAGAAGCATACAAAAGATCGCCTGGCTCTAAAATCATACTGGTATTCTGCAATACATCCACCCTGTCATTGGGATTAAGAGAAATTTGATTGGCTAAGATGAAATCTGTTTCCGTGCCTATGGTGACTTCTCTTGCAACATAAAGCGTAATAAGAATAATGCTGTTCGTTACACTCGCAAGAAAAATCCCATCTAAAACACAGGTATATTGGTCGTTGCCAAAGATCAGCGTAGGCGTACTATCAATATTAAGCGTAGGCAACATCTTAAAATTGACAAAAGGATACGTTGCCACTAGATGCCACCTTGTACAATTTGATCGGGAGACATGGGCATTTGGTCAGGAGGAGGAAGCTGACCTTGAGAGTTTTGCCCCCCTTGCATAATGCCCTGCTCCATCATCATCTTTTGTTGCATTGCCTCCCGTATCTCCTGAGATATCTTTTCTCCCTCCCGAATTCCCATATCTTTTAACAGAGTTGGAGACATGGCGATAAGGGGAGCATTTTGGTTGTTTAACAAAGCCTCAAGCTTTGCCTGTCTTTCTTCAGAGGTGCTACGATAATCAGGCACTTCTTCAATATAAAGGGATAAAGGAAGTGTTCTAACATCATTATAGATTTCTACGCCCTTATCGGATTCATGAGAAAGATTTAAAACAAGCCAGTAATTTTGTTGATCTGTTAAAACCTGAACGGCTATATTTTCATCATAGCCTGACTGGATCATATCCAGCATGAATTTAGCTTCACGCTTTTTCATCTCTGCGAAGTCATCAAAGGCAAAGACATTATTACGCACGCTGTTCACTTGACGGATATTTTGAGCAACACCACTGGTCGCATTTGTTTGAATACCCAACATTTCATCATTAATACCTGTTACCCGTTGGATTAAGTTCAGATAAAGCTCAATAATTTTTAACTGCTCTTCGCCCATTTGAGCATTTGAGGAAATTTCGAACTTGGAATCTTTTGGAAGAATAAGAACAGAATCAGGACTTCTAAGTTCCTCACGCAACGACTCTATATCTCTGCCTTCCAGTACTCCGTCTCCCTCAAAAATAAGAGTTGAGGAATTCAGGAGATAAACTGATTTCGTCACACGAACATTACAATCTCTCTGAATACTTTTCATAGAAGAAAGAAGTCCATAAGGTACTCCTGTTCTAAATGACCTTTTCCACACACAAGGAATGTAACTGAAGTCCTTCGGGTTAGGAAAATCTGGGTCTAAGGGACTATATTCCAGTAGATTATTCCCCATAAAGAGCGTTCTCATAATCCTTGAGGATTCTTTTTCTTCAATGTCAGAAGTAGAATTAGCTAACTCTTCAGCCGTTTCTTCATCAAAAGTTTCGAAGTAATGACCCTTTTTATCAATGCCAGAGTAAGCTCTATGCTCAACCTTGTTCTGAACCTCTACAACCAACAATCGACTTGCGGAAATGCCTGTATAAAAATTGGGGTCTGTGTAATTAGAATCTCTGTCGATCAACTCAGGAGAAGTCATGCCTTGATATATATCAGGACTATAAGAATCAACATCTTGTGAAACTTGAGGCCATTTCTTTTTAATATAATCAGGTCTTAACCAATACTTACGGCAAAGATATTTCATTTCCGTATATTGAGGACTCAAGTCATCAGGGTCGGGAATGATATTGTAAGGATGGAGATGCCTATATTTATAAAGTCCATTTTCCTTGTATAAATGGCTCCATCCAATCCCGCAAATAAGCATATCTCTGAACTTTAATGAACCAAGATGAGGAATCGAGTTGCTTTCCTGAATATGATAGAGAAAGTGCGTCAGAGCTTCTGCCAGCTTTTCGTCTTCTTCACGCTGTGAATCAGACCTACAAGCCGATCTGTAGCGTGATTGTATTTCAACACCGGAAAGTGCATCAATCAAACCCTGTATAATATTCACAGTAATAGGAAGCTGCCCTCTCTCCTTCAAAACAAGGAGGTCATCTGCCAACCATTGCCCTGTTCCACCCTCATAAAAGGCAAAATCTTCTCGACACGTTTCTCTAAATGCTTGAGAGGAAACATGGAGATTTCCCACTCGAAAACATTCCTGAGCTTTATTGAGAGCATCTTGTCTTGAAGAAGAAAGAGAATAGGACATGGGAAGCTTTCAGAAATAAGTTTTATATTTATTCAAATGCAGGAATTTCAGCTTGAATTTCTTTTAAATCATCCATTGCCTCAGAGACAACTTTTTTAATGTAAGTGCACAATGATTTATAGTCTTCGCTTTCGTTTCCTTCTTCTTCTTCTAGCTGTTTAAAAATATTAACTGCGTATGTTTGTATAAATTGAGCATCAATTGCAAATTTAGAAATACTTCTTAGACCTTCTCTATTTGGCATGAACATTTTTAATTTTCTCCTTTAATAAAAATTAATATTTATACTATCAATTTATTGAATAAATTTCAATATTTCTTTTATTTAATTCTTCATTTTTAATATTCATTAAGTCTTTCATTCCCATTCTAAGACCAAACCATGATAAGACTTCTTGAATTTCATCAAAAGAATTGCGACCAAAGTTCCGAATATTTCTTAATTCTCTTGGCTCAGTGCAACAAATATTTCCTATGTATAAAATATTCTTCTCTATGAGAGCATTATACGATCTCGTGCTTAATCCAAGATCAGCAATAGGAATCGCAAACGGATTTCCTTCATATTTATTCAGAAGCTCAAGAACAAAAACATTATTATCAATGCTCATCACATCATTCCTACTCTTTGACGGCTTTTGCCATAGGGATTATAGTCACCTGTTTTTGGTTTTGCATACTTCAAGCCGGTAATCATATATCGCATAGCATCAAGCAAGTGGTCGTTGCCATCAATAATATCCCCTTTTGAATTATAAGCATAGGTTCTGATTTCATTCAGAAGCTTAGGACAACGACCTTTAAATATCTTCAATCTTCCATCCATCATCATTTGCAGACAAGTCAGTATTCCAGCACTCCTTGTATTATCTGCTTTGACAAGATTTAAGCCCTTTTTCCTATAAAGATTAAACAAGCTTTCTCCGTCTTTTTGTGAGGATGCTTGCCCTGCGGGGTCGCCCATCACATGAGACCACCAGAGAGAATCTACTGCACGCATTGTTCTCAAATCATTCAAATGAGAATCAGGGGTTTTACCACTCATCGAGTACTCAAAATAGATATACAAAATTCCTGTATCTCTGTCCAATGCGCCAAAGGTCAAAGCAGTTGGATCAGTCCATCCAAAATCCATCCCGACAATATGTGCATAATGAGGGGGAAATTCAAACAAATCACAGGTAATAAGCTCTTCCAGCACAGGATACACCATTCCTGAACCAATAGACGGCATTCCTTTTGTACGTGCTTCAATTTCAGCAGGAAGCATATTCGCAAGCATGTTTTTCTTCTGCTCTTCGTCTAAATGCTGGGCATCATCCCATCCTGCAAGTAAGAAAACTTTTCCATCTTTGATCTCACCTGAGCCAACGTTGACTTGTTTTTCTTCGGTGATTTTCTTTCCTTCTCTCTCCAACTCAATCCTCT